AAGACAGGTAAGGATGCTCAGGAAAACATCTTCATGAAGAAGGTGGTGACCATGTTCCGCAAGTATCCTTTCTTCTTCAAGCCCATCCAAGACGGTACTACGAACCCTCGTATGGAGCTTGCCTTCCGTGAACCGTCGAAGAAGATCACCAAGAACAACAAGACGGCCACGATGGGTGACGCCTTGAACACGGTCATCAACTGGAAGAACACCACCAACAACGCTTACGACGGAGAGAAGCTGCACCTGCTGTATCTAGACGAGGCTGGCAAATGGGAAAAACCCACAGACATAAGAGAGGCTTGGAGAATCCAGAGGACGTGTTTGATCGTCGGAAGAAAAATCGTGGGGAAGGCAATGGTCGGAAGCACCGTCAACCCCATGGGAAAAGGCGGACGAGAATACAAGGACCTCTGGGCGGACTCGGACCCGACGGACAGGAATGCGAATGGGAGGACTAGGTCGGGCTTATACCGACTGTTCATACCTGCCTACAACTCACTAGAGGGGTTCTTCGACAAATACGGTATGCCTGTGGTAGACAACCCCGATGGGTTGGTAGAGGGCATTGATGGCGAGCATATCCATATGGGCGCCAAGACGTTTTTGAAAAACGAAAGAGACAGTCTGAAGCACGATGCGTCGGAGCTCAACGAAACCATCAGGCAGTTTCCTTTCACTGAGGACGAAGCGTTCCGTGATAGCATCGAGTCGAGCCTATTCAACATCGGGCACATCTATGAGCAAGTGGAGCACAACGACTCCCTGTTCCCAAACCCAGTGGTGTCTGGTCAGTTCTCCTGGAAGGGAGGGGTCAAGGATAGCGAAGTTGTTTTTACCCCAGACCCCAAGGGTAGGTTTCGGATTGCTTGGATGCCACCCGTAGAGTTGAGAAACAAAAAGGCTCAGGAGAGGGGGAAGAGGATTGCGCCTAACGCTCACCTTGGTTGTGGAGGAGTAGACAGCTATGACCTTGACGCCACGGTCGACGGCAGGGGCTCGAAGGGTGCCCTGCACTTGTACAACAAGTTCAACATGGAGGTCCCAGCAAACATGTTTGTTTTAGAGTATGCTGCACGACCACCCTTGGCGTCTATTTTTTATGAGGACGTTTTGATGGCTGCGGTCTTTTACGGTTATCCAATCCTGATCGAGAACAACAAGTATGGGATCGCTAGGTATTTCGAGTCTCGTGGGTACGATGGATACCTCATGGACAGGCCATCACACCTCACTAGCAGCAGCCAGAAAGTAAAAGTTAAGACCAAGGGGATACCATCCAACTCGGTAGATGTCATCCAGTCTCACGCTCAAGCAATCGAGGCGTATATCCATTCATACGTGGGATTGAATCGCGAGACAGGTGAGATGGGGAGCATGTATTTCAACCGAACCATGGAAGACTGGATCGGTTATGACATCAACAACAGGACTCGGTTTGACCTTACAATTAGCTCTGGCTTGGCTTTGTTGGCCGCGCAAAAAGTAAAGCCCAAGCAAGTGAGCTCCTTCGACGAGAAGGTGTTCTTTAGGCGCTACAAAATACGAGGTTGAATTTATTATATTTGTTTGATAAGTAGTATCCCCGAATGTACAATAATACAACCGATTCTGCAGGGGGGTTTCCAGATCCGCTTGCCCCTCAGAAGACCAAGCTGACAAACGAATACGGTCTTCAATATGCGAAGGCAATCGAAAACCAGTGGGGCGAAACCAAAGACAATTCTTCGGCCTACGGCGGAAGAAGAAACGTGTTCATCAGAAATCGGGATTACGCAAACGGAACTCAAGACACTGCTATTTACAAGCAGCTCTTAAATCAGGCTAACCCGAACAATGGTGACGGTAGCCTGATGAACATGGACTTCACTCCAGTTCCTGTTTTGCCCAAGTTCGTTCGTATCGTCGTCAACAAGATTCTCTCTCGCAATCCGTACCCGAACATTGAGGCAGTAGACCCACTGTCTTCGAGCGAAAAGAACAAGGAGAAAAACATCATCCGCAACCAGGTTAAGCTTCGTGAGGAGTTTATGGACATGCAGGGTGTGCTAGGTCGCCCAATGTTGGGGGTCAACGCAGAGCAGATCCCAGAAACGCAAGAGGAGGCGGAAATCTTGATGGACACAAACATCAAGACGGATGCAGAAATCGCTGCACAAGTTGCTACGGACCTGACTCTTTCGTGGGCCAACTTCGAAGACGGGACTTATCGTAGGTGTGTGAATGACCTTGCCGCTTTGGGCATGGCGGTTGTGATGAGAAAGAATGACCCCAACTATGGTATTGAGTTGGAGTATGTGGACCCGATCAATTTCGTTCACAGCTATACGGATGACCCGAACTTTGATGACCTGGTTTATGCTGGTCATGTCAGAGAGATTCCGCTACACGAGTTGCGTCGTATTGCTGGTGATCAGCTTACCGACGAAGACCTGAAAAAGATCTCGAAGAAGGCCAGGCGGAGCACATCGAACATGCACCCCAACACGCCTTATTCTAGTGGCGGTCCCAAGAAGGAGCAGTACGGTGGATACGTAGTTGAGGTTCTTGACTTTGAGTTCTTGACCGTAGACTGCATGCACTTCGAAGAGAAGTCTAATCGCTACGGGAACACCAACTTTTTCTTCGAGGGCTTTGAATACAAAGAGCGGAAGGGAAGCGTCTATGACCGTCAGCCGCATACCATGGAGATTGCCTGCGTGTACAAGGGGACATATATCCTTGGCACTGATCACCTGATCAACTACGGCAAGCAGTTCAACACTCCGAAGAACATGCACGATATCAGTCGTGCTCACCTTTCCTACTCGGTTATCGCAACCAATATGGTTGGCAACAAGCCGAAGTCTATGGTCGACAGCTGCGTAGGCTTTGCAGACATGTTGCAGCTAACGCACTTGAAACTGCAACAGGCTATTGCCAAGGCCAAGCCTGATGGTCTGATTATCGACATCGAGGGTCTGGAAAACGTGCAGCTTGGAAAGGCTGGCGAGCTTCAGCCGCTGGACTTGCACGATATCTACGAGCAAACTGGCGTCTTCTACTACCGAAGTAAGAACCCAGAAGGGGGTTTTCAGAACCCGCCTGTTCGGGAGATTGGAAATAGCATCCGTAACATCAATGAGCTGATTGGTCTGTACAATCACTACTTGCGTCTCATCCGTGACACGACAGGGATCAACGAAGCTGTCGACGCTTCAACACCAAAAAGCGATGCGTTGGTTGGAGTCAGGGAGCAAGCCATTGCAGCCAGTAACAACGCGACCTTCGACATCACAAATGCAGCCATGGTGCTGTATAAAAAGGTCTGTAAGGATGTGGTCAAGTGTGTTCAGATCTTGCCTGTAGAGAGCATTATCTACAAGGCTTATCAGAATGCCATTGGCTCTACTAACATGAGCGTGTTGACTTCTTTCTCGAACCTCCCTATGTACAACTTCGGTGTGCAGGTGCAAAGAGACATGGAGGACAAAGACAAGCAGCTGATGGAACAGAACATCCAGATTGCTTTGAGTCAGAAAGAGATTGATCTTGAGGATGCCATGGCTGTCCGCGCCCTTAAGGATGTCAACCAGGCAGAAAGGCTGTTGATTCTAAGGCGCAGTAAGCGCATGGAGAGGGCTCAGCAGCAGGCGTTGCAAAACTCTCAGATGCAGGCTCAGCAGGCTCAGCAAGCGGCGATGACTGCCGCTCAGGCAAAAGCGCAAGAGGTAGAGCTGCAGGCACAGGTAGATGCAAAAATGATTGAGCTCAAGACTCAGAGTCAGCTGGCGATTTTGCAGGCAGAACACCAGATGAACAAGGAGATTGAGGCCATGAAGATCCAGCGCGCTGACGCTCAGAGACAGCAAGAGTTTAACAACCGCAGTCAAATCGAGACTCAGAAAGACAATCGCAAAGATGACAGAGTCAAGAAGCAGGCTGTAGAGCAGAGCAAGTTGATCTCCCAGCGCACTGGCAAGCGCCCTGAGCTGCAAGAGGAGAAGCGCTCCAATATTCTTGAGATGCTAAATATGGTGAAGCAGTAATGGCTAGTAAGATAAACTTGGATGTCTCGACGAAGCTGGACATCACGTGCAGGAAAGGAGACACCTTTAAGCTAGAGTTGACCTTGAAGGACTCAGCAGGGACAGCCCTGACGCTGAGCACTTCTGGTTATGAGTTTTTGATGCAGGTGCGGGGTCGGCAAAAGTCGCAAGGGTCTCGCAAACTTCTCATCGGAAGCGTGAACAGAGGTAAGTCTGCTGATGACGGCATCAACTTTACGTTTACCAAAACAGACTCAGGCGTCCTTACGATTACTGCTAGTGACGCGATCATGAGAAAAGTTGAGCCTGGTAGGTATGTCTACGATCTTCAACAGATTTTAGATGGCGTCACGACAACCATTCTGAAAGGCAACTTTACCGTAAACGACGACATCTCTGAAGCCCTCGCCTGATGTCTACGACGATCACAGTAACTGATGGGACTACCGTCACGGTAACTCAACCTGCGTCGAGCAGCATTTCTGTCTCTAGTCCAGGCGCAAAAGGCGACAAGGGGGATAAAGGTGACACGGGCGATACGGGGGCTACTGGCCCTGCGGGCGCTACAGGTGCTACGGGCGCTACAGGAGCTACAGGAGCTCAGGGGCCGCAAGGTCCACAAGGTAACACAGGACCAGCGGGATCAGACGGGGCAGACGGCAACTCCCCCAATGCGTTCACTACAATTGCTGTCTCTGGCCAAGACAATGTTGTGGCTGATGGGACGGCTGATACGCTTACGCTAGCGGAAGGCTCTAACATAACCCTTACTACAAACGCCTCTAGTGACACAATCACCATTGCATCTACTGACACCAACACTCAGTTGAGCACTGAAGAGGTGCAAGACATTGTTGGGGCGATGTTTAGCTCTAACACTGAGACCCGCATCTCCGCCACGTATCAGGACGCCGATGGCACAATTGACTTGGTGGTCGATGATATGACCGCTAATGATAATACGCAGAACACCTATGCCATCTCGTGCGTAGACGGAGACAACTCCGACGAGGAAAAGATCAGGTTGACCCAGGGTGGTGCTG